CATATTGAGTAGGGAGTCCCCAATCAAGACTGCGTATACCGGCCCACCCAAACGGTCGTATTCTCATTTCCGCAAAAGGCTCCAGACGGGCTCACCCGTGCCGACGTCACCCCGATTAGCCACCTCGAGCTTTGGCTCGCTTATCAGAGGGCTTGGTGCGAGCATAAGCCATCTGTTACCATTTCAGTGGAGGAAAAGGATTGGCCAAGTGTGGGGGCGTTTGTCTGGGACCACTTCGACGAAATGAGCGGTGTATCGTTCCTGCCGTATGATGGCGGTACATACAGACAGGCACCCTACGAGGACTGCACGGAGGAGGAGTACAACGAGCTCAAGGGCGAGATGCCAACGATTGACTGGACCAAGTTTATTGAGGTCACAGACAACGTGGAAGGCGCTCAAATGCTGGCATGTACTGCTGGTTCGTGTGAAATATAGACTACTGTAACAAACCACTTGCACGGTAACATCAAGTATGTTATCGTGCATTTTTAACTACCGATACGTCGGTCGCCTTAGGAGCATATATGATATACAGCATCGACTTTGAGACACGTAGCAGGATCGACCTAGTAAACCGCGGGCTTGATGTATACGCCAACGACCCATCAACAGAGGTCATCTGCATTGCGTTTGGCACAGACCCAGACAAAATTCTTGTAAGACACCCACAGTTTAAAATAGATGAGTTACTTGACCACGTCCGCAACGGTGGCAAGATCCAAGCATGGAACGCTATGTTTGAGTACGCCATCTGGAATTGCGTCTGCGTCCCTAAGTACGGTTGGCCCCCGCTGAAGATAGCGCAGTGCATCGACTCCATGGCCACGGCCGCCGCCAACAACATACCGCAGTCCCTGGAGGACGCCGCACTCTTCCTTGGCACCATCGAGCAAAAGGACCCAGAGGGCAAGAAGCTCATCATGAAGCTCTCCAAGCCACAGAAAGACGGCACGTTCAACATGGACCCAGACCTGATCGGTAAGATGTTTGATTACTGCGCGCAGGACGTACGGACGGAGATGTCTGTAGTCAAGGGTCTGAGGGCACTCAGCGAGGCCGAGCAGGCCGTCTGGATCGCCACGCAGAAGATTAACATACGAGGGGTGCCAGTCGACCCGCGCGAGTTACAGAACGCGATCAGGGCCGTCGAGTCTGGCATGCAGAGTGTAGACTCGGAAATTAAGGAATTGACTGGCGGAATATCCGCCAGACAGCCCCTGAAGATTCTCGGTTGGTTGACAGAGCGCGGGTTGGAGTCTAGCGACCTGACCTCGGAGACGGTAACAAAAATGCTGCAGCGCAACAATCTGCCACCGGACATACAGCGCGTTCTGGAGTTGCGCAGGTTAGGCTCGCTTACGAGCGTGGCCAAGTACGAGAAGATGATGGAGGTTCAGGTTGAAAATAGGATACGCAATACTCTCATATACCATGGTGCCAGTACTGGTCGTTGGGCTAGTAGGGGTGGTCTTAATCTACAGAATCTTGCACGTCCTAATATGGATGATAATGCTATTCAAGAGGCCATAGAACGCGTTTTAGTCGCGGGCAAGGGGGGAAGTATGGAGGAGCTATCAAGTCTCGTCAGGAGCGCGATTAAGGCCCCCAGTGGGTCTGTATTCGTCGATGCAGACTTCAGTTCCATTGAGAACCGTGTCGCGTCTTGGATAGCATGTCAGGATGATAAGGTCGAGCTCTTTAGGCAGGGGCTAGATGAGTACAAGATGTTCGCCAGTAGCTCTCTGTACCGCGTCCCGTACGAGGAGGTCACCAAACAAATGAGGCAGGTATCGAAGTCGGCAGTACTCGGCTGTATGTTCGGTCAGGGCCCCAAGGGTCTGGTGCAGTACGCCGAGGGCATGGGCGTCAAGATGACCGAGGGACAGAGTCAGTCTGCGGTTGACGCATACAGGGAGTCATATGCCATGGTCAAGTCTTCGTGGTACGAGTATGAGAGGCAGGCCATGGAGGCAATCCGTCAGCCTGAGACGAGCTTTAGGCCCAACGGCAGGCGGGGTGATATGATAGCCTTTAAGTATACGAGGGGCGCGCTGTGGATGCAGCTACCCAGCGGGAGGCTCATCTGTTGGCAGGACCCGAAGGTCGAGAAGCAGCTGACTCCATGGGGAGTCTGGAAGGATGGCGTTACTACACTCAACCAGAATACTCTTACCCGCAAGTGGGGGCGTAATAAGCTGATTGGATCCAGTATTTTTCAGTCCGCCGTACAGGGAACCGCCAGGGATCTTTTGGCCGAGGGTCTCCTTCGTCTTGAGGAGGACGGTCTTGAAGTGGTTAACTTGGTTCACGATGAGATTCTCCTGATTGAATCCGCCGACAAGGCCGAGCAGACACTAAAGCACGTCATAGACCGGATTACACAAAGCCCGAAGTGGGCACTCACTTTGCCAATTGCCGCCGAGGGGTGGGTCAGTGAGCGATACAGGAAATAATTAGCACTTCCACTTACGGAGTGCCTTGTTGATGCGTGAGTCTGGGTCGTTGGCGGTCTCTGAGGACGTTAGTTTCTTTTTCATACCGGTCATTCTGGAACAGAATGAGTCCTTACGTGGGCCGCCCTCAGGCTGTGGTGGCTTGATGTCATGCCCCTGAGCCTTGAGTGATGCCCTACCGATGGCGTTCAGACCGCCCTCTGGGTTCTTGCCCTCCGAGCGTGTCCATGCACCACCGCCGGACTTAAACGACTGACTCTTTGGGTCGTCCTTGTCTATCCTAAACTGTGGGTCGTCTGGGTCTACCTTCTTTGGTTTCTTGGCGAGTACTAACGGCCCAACCTGTAGCACCTCCTCGGCGCTAACGACTGGCGTCATGTCTGCCTTGTCGTAGAAGTAGCTGTGTCTGAATGGGTTCATTCCTACCTGTGCCCAGTCTGGGTGCCCTAGGAGGTCCTGTGAGCGCTTGTAGACATCCTCTGAGGGGGTACCCTCCCAGTCTCCATGAATGCGTGCTATGGTTGATTTATTGACGCTCTCGCCGGTCTTTGGGTTTGTGCCTACTGCTATGTTCAGTCCTGCCTTTGGCGAGGACATAAACTGTATGGGGCCCTTGTCACCGGTCAGGTGTGCAGTCTGTGCATAGCCTAGTGCGTTACCACCAGACTTTGATCCCTCGTGTATGGACGCCACCCACTTATCGTAGTCCTCGTACGCTGGAATGTCCAGCCTTGATCCTACCCGTGTACCCTTTGGCAGGGACAGGTTGGACTCAATGAGCCCCTTCTCGAGCTTGTTTGAGTGGAGTGCCATCGCCATCTCCTGAGGGGTTGGCATATTGGGCACGGACGTGAATGGCTTGATCGGCATGTACTGCTGGACGATGTCCCTGTACTCTTTGGCTGATATCTGTCCTTCTCGCAGTGCCTGCGCAGCCTGTTGTACCTGTGGCACGCGTGTCTGTCTCTGTGATACCTTGTTGGCCTTCTGCCATGCCTCTACGGCCTCATCTGAAAGGCCAAGTAGTTTTAATAGTGACCCAGCTTTTCCAGGTAGCTTGGGTACTCCACGCCCGTCTGCAAAATGACCCACCTCGCCTCCTTCTGCAAAGCCTTCTTTTTGCATTTTAGTTAAATAGGCCTCATCAATAAACTGTGGTTCATTCATATAACTAAACCAAGCATTGCCGTGGGGTTCTCTATCAGGAAAACGCTTTTTGTACGCGCCGTGCCAATCGGGCACAATTATGTTTTGGGGCACGGGATCAAACTGCACACCTTGGTCTTTACCATACACTGACCAGTTATAGTCTGGATGAAATTCTTCAGTAAACTGCGATGGTCTATTAGGATCTACGTCAAACAAACGAGTACCTACAGAGCTAGTAGGGACGCCTTGTGTTAATGGATCCCTGTGTGACTTTAGTATGTTCTCATAATCAGGCAACGCAATACCATTTTTAGTTAGCCCCACCCCTTTACCCATACCAAGTATATCAGCTAATGCTGCTCGGCGAGCAAACGTATCCCCGCCCATTTCTCTGGTTGCAAACTGGTCACTAATATCAAACGCATTTGGGAATATTAACGGCTTATCTTTAGCGGGTCTTGCCGTAGCAATCCGGTTATTAATTAGTTTGATTTGATCTGGTGTTAAAGTGCGATCGTAATGATTTTTTAATATGTCTTCAAAAACTGTTTTGTTTGACTTTAACTGGTTTGGCGATCCGATGTATGTAGAAAAAATCGTGTCTTTGCCGCCACGTTTAACTATATCATTGGCGTGTTTTTCCGCGTCGGTCATCCACACAACGCCTTCTTTTTGATGCGCGGGTTTTATGTTTTGAAAGTTTGGAAACTGGTTTCCACCCATGCGGTCACCATGTACACCAAAGTTATCTGTTTGCGTTAGCCCTAGGTATTTTCCCTCATGAGCTCCTAGAGCTTCACTGGCCTTTACTTTTTTTGTGGGCTTAACCAAAAAATCTACAATGGTCTCACCAACCTTTAAGGCAGCTCCGGCCTTTCCAGGGACTTTACGACCCTCTGCAAAATGACCCACTGCCCCACCGCCAGACTTCTCTTCTGGCTTGAGGTAGTCAATACCCTTTTGGATTAGCGGTGCTCCTACTGTGCCCAGTATTGCACCAAGTGCACCTCCACCAAACTTGCCAGTCTTAAAGAACGGCCTAGTTTTTATCTCGGCCAGCTTCTTCTTGCGCTCGTACTCCAGCTGGTTACGCATGTTGACGTCGTCAGCGTACTTGGCCTTCTTGGCGTTATACTCGGCGTTTATTCTGTCGGCCTCTGATCTATACCTTGCCACCTCTGAGGCGTGTTGTCTGTTTGCAGCCTCGTTCTGCGCGTCTATCTGTGCCCTTTGGTTTGCCAAGCTGGCTGTTTTTTCATTGACTAACTCATTTGGTAAAGCTAGTTGTCCTGTCTGTCCCTGCCTTAAACCTGGAGTTAGGCTAAACTCGTTACCTGTAATTCTTTGAGCTTTTTCCCTTTGGCGTGTGGCCTCATCAATAAGGGCCTGTCCACCAGTGGGGTTATCTTTTCGCATGTTTTCTGCACGTGCGGCTACCACGTCAGGGACTTTGTCACTCATGCTATGCACCCAGTTAACATTCCCGTCCGGGCCTACTTTTTGCATAGGGGCATTAGACCCGCCAGGAATTAACGTGGGCTTTGCTGGTGGCGCTGGTAATACTGGTTTTGGTCCCACGCCCATTACTGGTGGCTCTGGCACGGATAACTTTGTCAGTGCGTTCCTGTCTGATATTGCGCCACCGACTAACCCAGTTAGAGCTCCGGTGCCCGCCCCAATTGCGGTGGTTGCTGCAGACGCGCGTAGTTCTTCTTCCGATGGCTCGCCACGTCTTACTTGTCCCCTCTCGCCAAACGAACCTCCACCATCTTCACCATCTTCGGTGAACATGGGTATCTCACCAGTACGGGCCTGTTGGCCTATTTCAAACCGCTTCTCCGGTGTCCTAATCGCCGGCATAGCCATTGGACTTTTTTGGGCCGACGCCTTTAACACGTCAATATAGGCCACTAGATCTGTAGCGTCCTGTGTGTTGCCCGCCGTGTGAGCGGCTTCTAAGGCTGCGTAGGCATCTTGTAGTTTAGGATCCATCTCTGTCCTTGATTTTATTGGGGTTTGACTCTGTATCTTTCAGCGATTGCTTCACCATTTTTTATTATTGCGCTGTTATCAACCTTAGATTTTGATCCCGACGGCTTAGTTCCGGTGGCTCTACCAAAATCAACTTTTTGAGAGTATACGTTGTCAAACCGGGCCTCGTATTTTTTCACTAAACTCTGGTAAGCAGCGGAGTCTTTAAAGTCTTCTAGCGGAACATTTTTCATGCTCCTGTGTATCTGGCGGGCCTCATCCCTAAAGTTTGCCATCTCTTTTAACGCGCGGGCCGTTCTGACAATTAACTGCGCCGGGTCTGATATACTACCAACCGCACGCTGTAATAACATCCGCTCGTTATCTGATATTGGACCCTCGCCTTTTCATCTCTTAGATTTCTCTAGCTCAAGGTCAGCAAAAAATTGTTTAACTTGCTGGCGACTTTCCATCTGGCTCTTGCCATATTTTCTATCAAACGCTTGTAAATAGGCATCTTCTAAGTTTACTGATAAAGAACCATAAGGAAGTGATATACCCTGTTTAAGTAAAGCACCCGCGGCGTTTATAAACCCACTATCTGAAAATACACCGACTGTACTAGGATTAGCCAGTACATTTTCTTCAATTACTTTAGCAATACTACGTTGCCGGCTTGTAGCCTCTGGGTTTGTATCTGTTAAGAATACATCGCGCGCTTTTTCATCTCTAAGTGCCCGCTCTTCCGCGGCCCGTTTTGGACCGGCCTGTTTAAGTTCTGCTTCTAACTTAGCCTGATTTTGTTGTATCTCAAGCTCGAGCTTTTGTCTTGCCTTAACATCCTCGGATGACGTAGGCCTCTTTAACGAGACGTTTTGGAATGCGTCACTGCCGGGTAGCTCGTGGTGTACGTGTGGACCCTTGCTGTTGCCAGCTCCGGGTGTGCCCTGCTGTCCACCGCTCAGTCCTATCTTGTCGCCGGTCTTTACTACAGAGCCCTCTGGCATGGTGAACTTGTTGAGGTGTGCCAGTCTCTCAATGACCTTACCATTAGAGTCTACTATCTCCGCGGCATTGCCCCAGCCACCTGTGTTGGTGGTGTTGTACCTGAGCGTTCCGGACTTTGTGGCCGCGACTGGTGTATTTACTGGTACTGCTATATCAACGCCGCCATGGCTTGGTGTAACGCCACGTACGACCGTCCCAGAGACTGGTGACTGGTACGACGTCTGTTGCAGGGACGACTTGTCTGTCGTGGCTGGTGCCGCAGCCGGAGCTGGTGCCGCGGCCGGTGCCGCTGGCTTGCCTCTTTTTGCATTAAACTCGTCAACCTTTGGCTGTAGCTCAGAGTATCTATCAGGCAGCTTACCAGTTGCGTTGAGTGTCTTAACCTCTTCAGAATTGAGGTCAAGGTTGTCATTAACTTCAGGCCTAAACGTAGGCTCAGGTTTAAGGTAGCCGGGGGTATATTGCGCCGAGTGTTGAATCTCTCCAAGTTTATTTTGGTACTGTGTGGCCAGTTCTTGTTGTTTTTGCAACCAAGTATTTTTAAACTTGTTAGCTGCTGCATCACCCTCTGTCATACGTATTGTATTAAACTGGTCGACAATTTCTTTCGTTGGCTTGAACGATGGTGCAGCTCCCGTTGTAGGTGCAGCCCCTGGAGCTCCTCCTGCCGCCGGCGCACCACTTGGGCCCCATCCTTGGGATTGATTTGCAGTATCAAACACTTCTCTCTGGCGCTGTGCGGCCTTCTGTTGTGCAATCGCTTGACGCATGTTGAATATTTCTGTGTTGCCTGCCTCGTGCTGTGCCATCTGTGCCTGCACCTGACGCTGTGGTCCCTCTGTACCACCAGATCCGTATGCGGACGCCAAGTTGAGCGCTGTCAGCAGACTGTTCTGCTGCTTCTCTTTTTGCTCAATCATGCGCTGCATGTTCTCGAGTATGGCCCTGCTGCTCTCTGGGTCAGAGTAAGACGCGATCTTGGGGTTGATGATCTGCGCGCCACCTTTTGTGGTACTGATCTGCGTCGGAGTCGCTAGTCCACCAGTCGTGGGCTTCTCAACGACTTCTTCCGTGTTAGAAGTTTCATCAAGCGTACTTAACGCACCTATTGGATCTGGCATATTATTTCCTTAAACTCGGTTCATTATATTTTGAGAGGGTGATCATTCGGCTACATCCCATATACTTGTATTGCCCCCGCCGCCAGTATAAAACTCATCGTCTCCCGTTCCGCCTATATTAGGGTCATTTGGGTTAGGTTCATTTGGATCCGTTACAGGGTAGTTATCTTCAAACCCAGGGTCGGTTGGTGTTGTAGTTTTACCAGTTCCGTATGTAGGATCCTTATACCACTTTCCATCTTCCCCTTTTATTAGACCGGCCTGCTCAGGCCCTGTAGTTGTTTGATTTGGGTGGAGTTTTAAGTTCATACCCAGCCCGCTAGGTTAAATATACTACCAACGCCCTTGATTAAACCAGACAGTCCGTCTTTGAAACCTAGCTGGTTCAATACTCCCCCGGAGCCAGTTGGGCCACCCAAGAAACCTAATAGACTTCCGACTTGGTTCAGTGGTGATAGCTGTGTCCTGTTGGTTACTGTTGTTGGGGCCTGTAGTCCACCAATTACTTTTCCGTAATTAGACGCATTTGTAAACGGTGACGCCTGTTGATACTGACCGACGTTCATTAACTGGTTGATGCCCTCGTTTGCCAAACCTCCTGCGGCGGTTGATGCCTGCACACCAGTCTGTTGGTTCTGAAGTGCAGCCTGATTTTGTTGTGCAAACAGGTTTGCCTGTGCATCAGCAATGGCCTTGTTTGCTGCAGTCTGACTGCGTAGGCTACCAAACTGTCCGGACCCAATTGCTTGCGCGTTAGGATCTGCTGTAATGTTTGGTATCATCTGCTGCAGCTGTTGGTTCTGTGCAGCGAAGAGACCACCAAGTGCAGTACCAGTATTGGGAGTTACCGAGCCTGATGCGTCTGTAATCCATGGGTTGGCCGCGCCAGTTGCAATGTTCTGTGCTGTGTTGGCCGCGGTAGTGAATGCGTTAGTAGGACCAGAAAGTTGGTTAACGGCATTCTGAGCAACAGTCTGCCCAGGCGCTGGTGCTGCTGTGGCAGCTGCTCCAGCTTGGTTGGCAATGTTCTGCTGTGCCGTGTCGTACCACGACGGCATCGAGGTAGTCTGCGCGCTGGAGTTTGTGATTAAGTCTGATAGGCCTGCCATGTTATGCTCTCACTTTCGAATGTGCCTCTTCAAGGTAGCCGAGTGCGCCCTTGCTGTCTGGTGGTAAATGTTTTGCGTCTGCCGATCGTTTATGTTCTCTTATGACCTTCATGAACTCGTCTAATACTTTGGCGCCGGCGTCATTTGATCCATTACCCAACGCAGATACTACATCGGCAGGTATGACCCACTCCCCGTTGGCGAGCATTGCCGGTACGTCATCGCTTGTACCATCTCCATCGCCACGGACGTATCTATTCTGTAGTCCACCCTCGGAGAAGAACTGAGGGTGGTGACCCTCTGGCATGGAAAGATCTTCCTGCATGATCTCACCACCATCTGCCTTGCGCATTGTTGGCATGCCAGTTAAAGCATACTGTAAATTTGCTCTTGTCAGCCCGGGCTTGAGGTAGGAGATAGACGATGTCTCCATTGGGTTGTAGTCTTTACCAGAGTTTAAGTCATCAATTTTAGAGGTTGATCCCCCGCCGGCCATCTCTGGCGTGGTATCAATTGCGTTCAATCCAGTAAGTTGATAGTCGTTCATGGCCTTTGTCAGTCCTGGTGTTAAGTTTGGTATTCCGCCGGTTGCATCCGTTGACGCCGCGGGTGCTGCGCTAGACGGCGCGGCTGTTGTCGTTGCGGCAGGTATCGTAGTAGTTGTTTTTGTGGTAGTCGCTGGCAGCGTAATCTTCGGTACCGTGGTTGTGGTAGTTGGGACAGGAATTTTAGTAGAAGGTAGTTTAGTCGGATCCTCTTTTGTTGGATCCTCTTTGGTCTCTTCCTCTGTCACATCCTCTTCTGGGTTTTCCCACGGGTCAAAAGATGGATCTTGTTCGCCTAAGACATCTAACGTACCGGCCTTTAGATCTGGGTTCTGTGCCTGCCACTCTTTATATTTCTGTCTCCACTCATCCGAATTTCCTAACTCTGGCTCTTGACTCTGCCACTTCCATTGTGCTAAGGATAAAGGGTTTCCTGGGTTTAGTGCTAGGTAAGTATCATACCCAGGGTCACCACTTCCACCTGTAAAATTTGGACCTGTTGTATCCGTCTTCTCGGTATCTAAAGTAGACAGGGGTCCTGTTGTATCCGTCTTCTCAGTATCTAAAGTAGACAACGGGCTTGTTGTATCCGTCTTCTCAGTATCCAAGGTAGATAGTGGGCTTGTTGTGTCAGTTGCAGTATCTACTTTAGCATCCGGGTTTGTCGTATCAGTTTTTTCGGTATCTAAAACAGACAACGGGCTTGTTATATCCTCATCAGTTTTAGGCAGTGGCTCTGGGGCAACATCAACTAAAAGCGGGTCTAACTCCGAGGGGTTTTTTATGCGATCATACTCTTCTGCTGTAATCTCTTTGCCTGTTGGGTCAATGTATTTACCTGTAGCCTCGTTAAACTTAAAGCCCCCACCAGCGTCTTGTATTTTAGGAACAGACACGGTAGAGAGTCCTGTAGACTCATCTATTGTGTCGTTGTTTATACTAACAGTACCAGTGGTAGCCGCCGTTACTGGAGATACGGGGTTTTGACTAGTATCAGGTGGGTTTGCAAGGGCATCTGCTAATTGTTTAGTCCTAGCATCGTCCTCTTCTTTGGCAATCCTTGCCGTTTCGGCATCTTCAGCTTTCTTTGTATCTAACTGGGTAGTAATATCCTGCCCTGCGGTCTTAGCGACTTCAGTGGCCAAGTTAACCGCCAATTCGTTTTGTTTGACTGTGTACTCACCCGCCAAAGTGCCTAATGTAGTGCCGAGTTTGTTTGTTTCATCAGATACTTGCGTTGCTAAATCACCAAGTCGAACAAGTTCTTTTACATGGCCATCATAAGTAGCTTTTGTTGGGTTCAGTTTGTTAGTGACAGTGTCCTCATACGCAGCTTTTGTAGAATAAAACTGGTTAGCAATATTAGTGGCATCTGCGTTTACTTGGATTATTTGGTTAGATATATCTTTTGCTTGCTGTTCTAAATTGTTTTTAACGGCGTCACGAGGGTCAGGAGAGTCTTCACCAGGGCCTACCCTTTGATAAAAAGCCCCATCATCACCGTACCCCGCAAGTTTTTCAAGAAATTTGTAATGAGTACCATCATCATCAAACTCGCGCATTCTGTACTGATCAGGTTGTGTCCTTACTAAATAACTATCAACATCTTTAGAGTCTGCCTTTGCCTGCTCATACTGCCCTTTAAGGCCATCTATCTGCCCTCTTTTTTCATTAAATTGTGATAGTAGTCCATCGGCTTGCCCTGCCTGTGCTTTTGCAGTAGACTCATACGATGTTAAGTTGTTCCATACCTCTTGCGCCGCGGCCTTTGTCTCGTTAAAAGAGTTTGATATGCCTTGTAGTGTCTCGCTGTTTTGTTTTATCTGGTCATAGGTAGTGCCAATTTTGTTTGCCGCCTCTTGCATGCCAGCGGATGACAAACTAGCAACGGTAGATCTGGTGATTGCATCTCCCACATCTTTACCTTGTAATATAGCACTACTAGCACTACTGACTGCGTTGGCTATTACTTTTGTATCTATGTCTTTTGGATTGTACCCAGCAGAAATTAACTGATCGGTTACAATAGTATTAATACCACCAGTAAATCCAGCCGTCAAAATTTGATCAAGTGGTTTTCCACTGAGTGCGGCCGCTGCTGCGGATCCTGACGCGCTAGACACAATCGTCTGCATTGTAGTAGCCATTCCACCACTATCCGCAAGTAACATACTTGTTTGTTCAGAGAAAGGCATTGTGCCAAATTCTGACGCCGCACCCACTTGGGCGCCAATCTGTCCACCCACATAAGCAGCTCCAGCGGATATAGCAATCTGTTCAATGCTACCGCCATTGGCTGCCGTTACCGCCGCTGAAGCGATTGGATAAGGCACACCCATTGCAGTAAGTGCAATCGTCTCAATCATCGGCAGTGGGTTATTAATGATGTTCTGTACGGTGCTGCCAATTGAGTCTACGGCACTGTGCACGGCATCATCAAGGCCTGAAAAAAAGTTACCTACTTCGTGAGCCGGATTAGACACTGACGGTCCCCCTATATATAGGCTTGCCTTTTTCGTTAGTCCCCTCTTGCTGTATGTCCATTGGGTACCCTGCGTTCTTTATTGCGTTAAGTGTCTGTACGTTATCCGTTACTCCAGTAACTTTTTGGTAACCCGCCTTTTCCATAAACTGTGCAAACTGACGAATGTTGCGTATAAACTGTTTAACTGGATCTGCGTTAATGATTACCATCTCTGCCACTTTAGGCTCTTTGAGCATGAGACAGAATATTGTATTGCCGTGTCGAACAACACGCACTTTACCAACCTTGGACAGCTTAAACACCAGCTCGTATAATTTCTTCCAATCACCACCGTACTCTTTTATCTGCTCTGAGTTCTTGAAGATGTTTTGGTTTGACATCCTACCCGATGGATCTTTTGACGGGTGATCAATGGTAGGCTCCTTGCTGGTCCTTACCTCCGCCTTGATCTTCGAGATGTTTTTAGTTGGTTTCATTCTATATCTACCTATGCAAAAAAAGGCGTTTACTCGCCCTAGTTTGTTGGTCCGTTGACTGCGATTATAAAGTCATCCACCCACTCTTGCCACTTCTCGTACTGGTATGGGTCGGGTGGGTAGTATGGTGCAAACGTAGGTAGCTGTACGACGTTATTAGCGACCTCTTGCCAAAAGTTCTCGTCTGGTATGTAGGGTATGGGCTCCTCACCAAAATAATGCACCAGAGAGGCATTCCAGCCCTCCCAGGTGCTATACTGTGGTCCAAGCAGAATGATCTGCTTGATCGTCATGGTCTCTCGTCCCCGGCCTCCGCCGTGACAAGTATGCGCCCCATCTCATAGTGGCCATCAATATCGTTAGACTCAAACAAGAGCTTCATCTCTCTGTACTCAACCCTTAGGTCAATCTTGCCGTCTGTCGGGCTGAATGGGTATGGACCCTTTGTCTCTGTCTCCCCCCTGGCAAACTTACGGCCAATGATTGACAGGTTCATGTCGCCAGTTTGTACAAAGTCTGGCTCTACCCTCCTGACGTGCATCCTCTTGTTGATTCCGGTTGCGTTGTCACCGCTGGGTGATCCACCGACCCAGCTGATATCACAGGTTGTAAAGGATGAGTAGATTGCCTCCTCACCGTTGTCACCAATCAGGTTGTTACCGAACTCTTGCTGCCAGACTGAATACCCGTTGATGGTACCGTAAACAGGCAACCCGGGGACAATCGTCACACCAAAGTTGGCCGCGGTGATGGTTATCAATGTCACACCACCTAAAGATGACGTCAGAGAGTTAAAGTAGAATATGGATGATGCGATGGTGTAGACGGTTGCACTATTAGACTGTGAGAGAGTAATCCTTGACCCTGGCACAAACTGTGCTGACAAATCACCAGCAACGTACAACTGGTTGGCTGCAAGTGCTGGCATTGTTAAGACACCAGTAATTGTCGTGGATGCTACTGTCTGGGTTGCGCTGACGATGTACGTACCCGCACCACCCGTGCCAGTACCGAGCTGTGTGACTGTCGTACCTGCAGTAACGCCAGTACCACTAATTGTCATACCGATTGCCACGGTGCCAGATCCTACTGCGGTTACTGTTAGCGTAGTACCAGCGATGGAGCCAGTAACGCTTGCGTTGACTGTACCCGTTGGTTTGGCTACGGTAGTGTGTGGCGCTGTGTATGTTGCTGAGTAGGTATTGCCACACCAGATTGGGGATGGGAATACCTCTGTCGTATATCCACAGGATCTTTGTGCACCAATCGCCTGTCCGGCGTCGTACCAGATCTTGTCTTTTGTGTTGTAGATGATTGCATCCGTGCACTCTGTTGCCGTGCCGCGTGGGTAGAAGAACCAGATCTCGTTGAACTTTGGTACCTTCGTGGCCCAGACCTTTTGGCGCTGTTCAAAGTTGAGGTTGTCATAAAACCAGTTGATGTTCTTATCGTTGGGCATTACTGCCACAGACCCGTTGTATAGGTAAAACCTATCGGTACCTGCCCAGAAAAACACACCATCCATCTCGACTACTGCACTGGATGAGAGTATTGATACCTGGCTTGAGATAAGGTCATACCTCCAGTACTGTCCGGATACCCCAGTGAAAGATACACGGATGAGACTGTCTGTGGCCCAGAAGAGTCCAGAGGGTGAGTTGGTACCGCCACGTACTGGCATGCCCTTGACTACCTTACCGGCTGCGATGTTGACTTGGTTGGCTAGGTTGCCGTTCCAGTCTGTTAGTGTCTGTGTTGCGTATGTCGTACTGACGTTGTTGTTTGAGATATAACCGTTTGAGCCATAGGCAAATATAAACGGGTAGAGTACACAGACCCCACCGTCTACTGATATAGGCTGTCCTGTTGGGGACCCACCAGTTGTATCCGCCAGCTGTGCAAAGCTCCACGCTCCAGATGTGGGCAATAAGTTACCGACTAATATTGGTGTGGCTATGGCGTTGTCTATGTTGACTAGGTTCTTTCCGGGGTGACCCAGCACCTTGAGGTTGCCACCCGATGGACTGTACTGCATATCAAACTGCCACAGGTTGCGATTGTCGGCAGTAAAGTTTGTTAGCGATGCAGCATATGGTCCAGATCCTACACCAAGCGTGGTACCAGTCGTGAAGACGTCCAGTCCGTTGTTGTAGCCAAGGAACATGTAGTTCACGCCGTTGTATGCGTTGGTGATTAACCCACGTGGTATACCATTCGGCTCCTTGAACATCTGCCTATAGCCACCCATCTTGCGTGGTGTGCCCCGTTGAAACCGACACCATACTCCGTCGTTGTAGTCATCGTTTTCAAACGATGTACCATCACGCTTGATGCCTGGCTTGACAATCAGCGTGTGTATCTGAGGGTTTTGCTGCGGTTGATCTGCCATTAGAACGTGCCACCACCAATGAGGCCAGCGTTAAACGTCGCTGGTGTAGACATCTGTGGGTTGCCTAGTGAGCTATTGTTGATGAGTAGCATCCTCTGTGCGTTGGCTGTTAGTGCCAACTGACCTACTGATACGAGGTACATACCGCTTGTTGTATCCGAGTTGAACGAGAATGATGGTGCCGTTGCAGACCCATCGTTAGCAAAGAACGAACCAGTACCTACCTGCGTCAGAACGTACAGGAAGTTACTATCGCTGAGTACCAATGATGTTGTACCAGCACCAAGCACGATTGGTGTCTGTGACGATCCAGTAATCTGGAAGGACAGCGTGTATGCGTTTTGGTTGGTGTTGTTTACCAGTACATAAAGGTTTGTTACCGCTGGTAGAGTCACGAGCAAGTTTGTTGATCTTGTACCAGACAACGCTACGTACGTCTGTATGATCGGTGCGTTACTGACTAAACTATACGGGCTGCCAATGATACTATCCACGTCGTATGTCGCGGCAGTAAACGTCGTATCAGCCTGGTTTGTTAGGCCGACAGTATAGAAGTTGCCGTTTGTTTTGTTGAACAGGATCGTGCCAGAGTCACCTGGGTTGAATACGGTACTTGATGATCCGTTGATTGTTGACGTGCCTTGTGGCAAGAATGTGATCGCTCCAGTGCCGTTGTTCCTAAACAGAAAAAACCAGCCGTTGTTTAGACTGGCTGATGTCGGTAGTGTGATTGAGTTAGCGCCACTGGTCCATACGTATGCAGTCGCTAGGTTGCCCTGTGCCAGTGTAGGCGGTGAGGATATCTCTGCGATTAGGTTTGTCGTTGCCAACTGGCCAAGGTAGTTTGTTAGTCCTGGACCAGCCAAGTCGTTGGCGTTGATAGAGCCAGATCCTACACCGTATAGGAAGTTGTTCCAGACACCGGCAGTTGTGGAGTTGTCTGTTAGGTAGTAGTACTGTGCGTTGTTAACGGCAATAGTAGCAGAGCTACCGCCTCCGTAGTTTTGTACAAAGAAGCTGTAGCTGCCCTTGTTAACAAAGAGTACGTCAGTACCAACGGCACCTTGGTTTGCTGGTGGTAGTGTAATTGTAAACCCAGCCGCGCTTGGTGTGACGTTGATAATCCTTGATAGTGGTACGTAGCCAGAGTTTGGTGGCACGTAAGATGGCCACGCAAGTTGGGTGTTCGCAGTTAGGGCAAGCGCCTGAAAACTGACGTCGGTTGGGAGTACGATATCTCCAGTAAACGGGGATGTAAATGTAGGCATTATTATGGTTCCATGGCAACGGTGTTGCGATCAATTGATCTAAGTTTATCTTCGTTCTTGATTGCGGATATGGCATCAGTGTAGTACTGTTTCCAGACCGCCAGCTTGTCGATTGCCTTTAGGTAGCCTTGTGCCTGTAGTAGCGTACCAAAGAGCAGTGCCTGTGGTATCTCACGAGTAATTAGGTTCTGCTGGTTGTCTGTGTTCAGTGGCTGCACTAGACCATAATAAGTCAGCTCGATGGAGGTGTTGGCAGAGGGAGTTGGTGACAGCATGAAGTTGTCGTAGTCGTACTCTGCATAATACTGTACTGTACCAGTCGAGCTCTCGGCAGTTATCTGCGCTAGGTAGTCCTGTGTCCTCTTGACAATCGGCTGACCGTTCGCCTTCATGGATATCGTCTTCTTCCAGAGGGCTGGCTTTTGTAGTATAAACTGACCAGCGAGTACCGTGACCTCGACGACAGTCAGTTGCTGTAGTGTCTTAATCTCTGCCGCCAAAGACTGCTCTGCGAGGTATATCAGGCTCGGTATCTGCGCCACAAACTGGGCGTCGTTACGCTCCATGTAGTTCTGTACATCGGCAACCAACGAGTCGTATGTCATTACTGGTACGGTTGTCATGTTTATCTCGTGTAGTATGAAATGTTAGGCTGGAAGTATATCGGTGCCTTGTCCTCTTCACCGTTCTCTGCATCGACAAGGTTGCGCATTGCCATCTGATCTAGGTAGCCAATCTTGGTTGCGTCAACACCAGGTAGCTGCATAGCAAGCCTGTGTGAGAGCATGGACTGGACTGCGTTTATCCAACGGTTTGGTAGGTAGAGCTCGTTAGATAGCGAACCAACGTCTTGTAGCTGTTTGTCTACCACAATCTGGAAACATTGGAAGTCGTTGTCTGGTATTGGCCAGAGGTACATGCTCTGCTCTACACCTTTGTTGTACCAGTACTGTAATGATCTTTGGCTCTGGAACTGCTTGTTGGGTAGTGCGAAGTATGTATCTCTGTTGAGTGGTGCCAACGGGATATCCTGTTGCACATAAGAGAATGCAATCTGCCTGAGTGAGAATGTCGTCGCTACTGTCTCACGTAGTCTGAAGTAGTAGTGTGATGGTGTCAGGTTGACTTGGTAATACGCCCACCCCTTGTCTGCGAGTGTGGTTGCTGGGAATACCTGTCTCTGTGTCCAAGTGACTCCATCTTCACTTGTATCCAGTACAAGGTTGTACGTGGTAGTTCCACCGCCGGTTACGTATGCATTGAAGCCT